CTACTATATCTAAATCTCCATCTGCATTTGAAAAAATATGTGTTCCTGTATCATTAAAACATAATTTGTTTGTTGAGTTTAAAGTTAAACCTGTTCCGTCTGTGTGAGTTAAAGTTGTATCTGAATCTGCACCAAAACTTAATACAGCAGAGTCACTTAATAATTTAAGATCATCACCAATGACAGCATCTTTTGCTACAGATAATCCACCATCAGTTTGTAGTGATCCATCTGTTGTAGAAGTTGCTTCAGTAGTATCATCCGTTTTTAAAATACAACTAGCTGTAACTGTAGTAGCAGTTAATGCTTGTGCAGCAATCGTGCTACCTGCTTGTGCAGTAAAAGTATTAGCTGTAAATTGAAAATCATCAGCTCCTGCAATTTTAATATCTATTAGATCATCTGTATCTGCTGTAATACTAGTATCCGCATCAGCATCTAAAATAAATTCATTACCATCTAAATCATGATCTCCAGTAGATGCAATACCTGTATCAACTAAATTTGGATTAGTTGCATGATCAGCAGTTGCATAAACAAGTTTACTTCCTTTGTCTGTTGCTGCAAAAGTAACTGAATTTCCTGATCCAGAGACATATTTAAATTGAACTGTATAAGCACCAGACGTACCATTAACTAAAACATACATCTGTTGAACATCTAAAGGAATTGTTACAATTTGGTTTCCAGTAATCGTTCCAGTAAATTTTATAACTCTATGTCCAAGAACTGCACCTGTTGATCCATCGGAAACAGATAATGTTGTAGTATCCGCTGAACCCGCAATGTCTTGTTCAGTATAACCACCAGATATTTGTTCTATAATTTGTAAATTGGTATTGGTAGTTGTCCCCCATGTACCGGCATTTTCGCCGGTTGTCATTAGTTCTGTACCAAGACCTGTATAACTTGATGCCATAATTTATCTCCTATGCACTACCTACAAAAATTTCTAAATCAACAGATGAAGTGTCTGCGGTAGCTGTAATATCTACTAAATCATTTAATGATACTGTTAATGCAGATCCACCCGCATGCATAGTATCAACAACCCCACCACTATTATCACCAGGATATATAAACGAGTGGCCAGCGTCTACTTTAATTGCAAACTCTGTACTGTCTTCATCTCTAAATGTTAATGTAACGTGATTGCTTGAATCTAAATTTGTAATTCTAATGTATCTAACATCGTCTTCGTCAAATTGACCTGCTAAATAACTTTTTGCTAAATCTGTTGTAGAAGCTGTAGCAAAACCTAATAAACCAGTTTCAGTAGTTGAAATAGTTACTATTCTTTTAACAATTTCATTAACACTAGAAATATCTAATGATCTTTCACTGTTGTAGCTGTTATTGTTTAGTGTTATTTCTTCTATTACTTTAGTTGTTAGTGTTGCCATATTCTATTCCTTACGGTGTCTGAGGAGGGACAGGTATACGAGGCTCTCCATCCGTATAGTCATCTCTTCTTCTTCTACCTAATTGTTCTCCACCAAACTTCTGTACTTCAGTTTGATATTTTTGTTCGTATAATTGTAACATATCCATTGGACCTTTTAAATAGCTAAATGCTTCTACCAAACATGCATATAAAAGTCCATTTCCAAAATTCAGACTTAAATAAGTTGTAGTATTTGCTGAGCTTAGTCCTAGAGGTCTAGCATTATAATGCATTTTATACATAAATGCTGAACTAGGAGTTGGTACTATTGTAACTTTTCCAGATGAAGCTGCTCCTGCTCCTGTAGCTCCCCCAGACATTGCATAGTATTTTGGAGTTCCAGTAGTTGTTTCTGCTGCATCATATTCTCTTAAAAAACTAATATCTCTTTTTTCTAACCAACTGTTAGCGCCAGTTGCGGCTGTAGTTGAAGTATAAACCTGTATACCTCTTACAAATAAAGTACCAGCTGGTACGCTAATATTATCTTTTGAAGCAACTAGATTACCAATAACTTCTTTTCTATCTGCATCAATTGGAACATCTCTTTGAATTCTAAGTTCTGAATTATCTATAAATTGATCTGTAATAGTACTAGATAATACAGAAGTCCCAACTTCAGTATAATTTTGTATTGCTGTTGTAAGTGTTGAATAAGTAAATCCTGCCATATTAAGCTGTCAAAGTTGCCGGACCAGCCGAGCAATTATTGCCTCCTCCTGATATTCCTCCACTTGTAGCAGTGTTTGTATCAACAGTAAAGTGGTAGTAGTCATCTGTATTTGTAATATCTCCAGCTGAATCTCGCTTCCCGACTGTAATCGAGTAGCCAGCGGCTTTTGCTACATTAGATCCAGATATTCCATCAAAATCAGATGGATTTTGATAAGCATCAGAATCTGAACTTGTCCAAATAGGACCTCTAAATCTAACAGTATCACTTGTAGATCTACCGTGAGATTTTTCATAAACATTTATAATTCCTGAACTAGCTGCAATTGTTTCAAAAGGATTTGGTTCTAACATTCTAGCTACTTCATTTTCTGTTCTAGCAGGTCTTGCATCTCTTAAACTTTGTGCATCTCCACCTCTAGTTCTAATTTCTAATTGTGGCTGTTTAGCTTCATATTCAGATATATGAACAAAAGAACCATTCCATTCTTTAATCATTTCATTATATGGAAATTCCATTCCACTTCTGTCTGAAATTGCTTTAGCGTATTTTCCTTTTGCAAATGCCATAATTAAGTACTCGGGTAATAAGTTTTAGGTGTTATATGAACACTAGTAGAAGAGCCATCTTCTGATAATGCTCTTGCTAATTCATCTTCATAAAATAATTTTAATTCTTGTGTTCTTTGTGGTGCAAATTTTTGAGATAAATAAAATGCTAATCCTGAACACATACAAGGTACAAATCTATAAGGAACATCAGATGCATCAGTATATGTTGCATCTAGATCTTGAAGTCTTTTAACATAATAAATATGCATATCTTTAGAAGCTGCTGTAGAATTAGGAGTTGGATAAACTGTAACAGTAGTTTTATCTATAAATCTTTGGACCCAATATTGTGATGGAGTTCCTTTAGATAATTTATTACCTAAAGCAGAATAAGTTGCTCTATCTATTTTTGTCATTGCAGAATCAGATTGATCAGTTGAAGTTCTATCTGTTCTATAAGTTGCTTCTAAAACATCAGCTACACCATAAACACTTGCTGGAGCAACTGTTGTAGAACTTGTTCCATCTGAACTTGCTCTATAAAAAGTATATTCAGCTTGACCTTCAATAAGATCAATATTTGTTTCTGCTACTTCCCAATAGTGCAAACCTCTATTGCCCCATTCTTGAAAAAGAATGTTAAGAGATCGTCTTGCTGTTTTTAATTGATAACCTGAAGTTACTTGAGAACCAATTCTCTCATAAGCTTCTGCTATTATTTCATCAACAGCAAATGTTTTGTCGAACGTTACTGTTCCAGAAGTAGTATTAGCCATTTTCTACTCCTTAACTATATAGTTTTACAAATTCTGCTACAACCGTATACATGTTACCAGAATCGGCAGCTCCTGGAACTACAAAGTTAACATCGCTTTGATTACTGTTAGAAGATTTATCAACTGGTATTCCACCAAATTCTCTAAAATCCCAATAACCTGTTCCTGTTAAACCAAGAACTGGAATGTCTCCATCTGAATCTTCTTCGTCTATACGTGCATAAGCGTCTCCGCCATCTCCACCTTGACAAGAAAACCAAATCCTTTGTAAGTTTAAATGAGCTACTGCAGTTCCGTCAGTTCTTGCATCCATTGCGGATACATCACCGAAAACTGTAGTCGCACCAGTTCCGTCTGATTGATTTACTATTTTAATGACCACTCTTCTGTCGTTTTGTTGTAGAATAGTTGGTCCTGTTACTGTGTCTGCCATAATCCCTCCTTAATAAAGATTACTAGATGGGGCCGAAGCCCCATCATAAAGTTAGTTATTAATTGTCTGCAAATGCAGGTGCATCTGCACCTTCTGTAAAGCCCCAAATTAACCAATTAGTACTGTCTTTAGCCATAATGTTAATCTCCATACCACCAAAATCTGTAAGAGTTAATTTTGAGTTAGAGTTTCCATCAGCATAGATAGTTACGTTATCAGCATTTGAATCTGCATGAACGACACCACCAATAAAGTAATTAGCATCAGCACCTGTATCAAAGATAAGGTTTTCTGCTTCTTCTGCAGCGCCACCATAAATAAATTTAAAGTGTGAGCCAGCAACTGGTGATGGTAATGTTATTGTTCTATTTGCTGAGATCGCTGGAACTACAATTAGTCTTCCACTATGTGTAGCATTAGTAAGAGTTGTATCTTCATCTCCTAGTGTAACAGGTCCATCACCTAAAGTGATGACTTCAGTAATCGTTCCAGTAGATGCCGCTTTACTGACTGTTTTAAATGTGTCTTCAGATCTTACTGGACCTGAAAAAGTTGATTTAGCCATAATATTCCTCCTAGAATATTTAAATGTAGTCCCTAGGGGCATGTCGACTATACGCGTCTACATTTAAGGTTTTTTAAAAATGTATAGTGAATAAAATATATATGAATTTTTAGCAGAGTGCAAGAGATCCTTACAGAAATATACGATTTCAACGATGTGGCGTTTATTTAAGTAGCCACAGAAACTTCGGGGGCAGCATTTTGAATTGCATTTTCTCTGTCTGCAATTCTAGATTCCTCAAGTTTGATTTCATTAATAACTTCTTTAATCTTGTTATCAATTCTAACCATATCCAGAGTATATTTACCTTCTTGCTCATACTCCAGTTGCCACCTCAACTCCAAGGACCTCTTTTGTTTGTACAGGTCTTGTACCATCTATAACCTCCTCATAGGTTATTCTGTTTATCTTGGGATCGTTCATTTCTCCAAGATACTCCCATTTTATACTCTTATCTCCCAGTTTGTCAACTATTGAATTTTCAATAGATTCAACACTGTCTTCAGCCAGAACTTCAAATTCTGCGCCATATTGATATGCATGTATTTTTACTAGGAATTTCCTCATATTCTCACCGTATTTGTAAAATGTGGCGGAACTATGTTCCGCCACATAATTAGTTTAGATTACGCACCTTCGCAACCGAAGATACCTCTATAGTCAGATACGCCGAAGACGTATCTTTCTCTAGCTTTGTATCTTACGTTGCCAGTGTCGAAATCACCTTCCATTGCAGTCGTTAATGGTGCTCTATTGAACATTTTCATGCCGTTTGGCACGTCTGTCAAGATGTAAAACGCATCTGTGTCTGTTAGGTAGTTGTTCACTCTATAACCTTGAGGAACCATACCCATAGATACGATTGCGTTAATATCATTGTCAGCTGTTCCAGTTCTACCTTGAGATTTCATCAATCTCTCAGCAGTAAATTGAAGCTCAGAAGGAATAATCATTTTTACTCCTCTTGCTGCAATTTTTAGACCTCTCTCATCAGTTAGCGCTGCGATGTCAATTAACGATTGTTCTAATGAAGTCTCGTTAAGATCCGCAGATGTGCTTAACTCATTTTTGAAAGTTCCAGCTATCGTTGGGTGGTCAGTAGCACAAAGCTCCTTACCATCACCACCAGCAAATGAACTGTTGAATGCATTGTTTAATACATTCGCAGCTTTTACTTGCTTAGTGTTTGCCATCGATCTAGCTAATGCTTTTGTATATCTAGACGCAAGTCTGTCATACAAGTTGTCTTCAATCGCTTCTTCAGTGATTGAGAATGCTAAAGCAAGTGTTTCATGCGTGTAACGAGCCGTGAAAGTTTCTTGTGCTGCGTCGTAGTTAACACTTTGACCTTCAGGTTTTACAGCTGCATTTCCGAATCCAGATAACATAACTTCTTCTTCAAAAGCTCTGTCTGAATTTTCTGAATCGAAAATTTCTGCATGCTCGTTAGCATAGTTTTTATATTCCAGGCCGAATAGTGCATTCAATCCTGGCTCTAGTTCTTTAACTAGTTGTGATCGTGATATTGCCATAATTTAATCTCCTATTCTAAAATTATACGCCTGTTGTTAATTTAAAGATATGTTCACCAGTATTGAATACAACATATGCATTCGCATTTGCTGAACTTGTATCACTATTTTCCGGATCTTTTGATATACCGATTTGTTTGAAACCGCCAGATGTTCCAGAACTAGATGTGTCAATTTCTGAAGTTGATTGTCCAGAAAGAGTGCTTCCACTCGTTCCAACGAAATCAAAGCCAGAATTATTCATCGCTGCTGTTCCAGTTCCATCGTCTGCCCCGTATA